ACAACCACAACCAATACCGATATGAGAGGCACGGACTCGGCAGCTCTAGCAAGTGAATTAGCTAAAGTGCCTAAGTCTGACGGTACTGCTTCATGGAATGCAACGGCATTAGCTGCGATAAATGCAGAAGCCGATACCGCTTTAACGGATTATGATGCTCCTACTAATGCAGAAATGGAGGCTCGAACTCCTACAGCGGCGCAGTTACTTTATATGACAAGACACGCCGCAACCGCTAAACCAGTCACTTTCACAGGTGGCACAACAACTACAGCCGTATTAGGTAATGTTGATGGAGTAGCGGCAAGTGCAACAGATGATGTCTATAACTCAAGATTATTAGTATTTAACACTGGAACACTAGACGAACAAGTATGCCAAATAACTGATTATGTAGGCTCAACAAAGACCGCTACAATAACAGCAGTCACAACCGCGCCAACAGCAAGTCATACAGCGGTTCTAGTTTAGTGTGGCTTTATCTAGGCTAGGCGTTGGTGGTGTCGGGAGAACATACGGCACAATAACCGCTAAGGCTGAGTCTTTACCAGGACGGCCAGGCGACTTATATACTAGAATAGCAGTAGGCGGTATCGGGCAGCAATACGGTACTATCACAGCTAAAAGCGAATCTATACCAATAATAGAAAGACCTGGAGATATTTTCACCCGTATTGGTATAGGTGGTGTAGGTATTCACTATACGGTAACTGCCAAGACTGAAACAGAGATTATAATTGAAGAGTTACACACACCAGGCTACTACGGCACAGGATTAAGAAGAAAGAAGAAAGAAGAGGACGAGATACTCGCTTTTATTATGGCTACATATCATTAAATGACTAGAATATATATAATATTAGCTTTTATCGTGGGAGTGATGGCGCATAACTCACTCACAAAGGAATTTTATGATTATGGTTTATACATAGCCAATGAAATAGACCAATGTGAGCGTAAAACAGGCAAGAGATGCGACTATAAAGTTACTTCTGAATCTCTTTTATTTTCGCCTTAGTCTTTTTATTATGTTTATCAGTCGCAGAAGCGGCGAATTTAGCCAAGCCCCAACCCAAATACCAAGGTTTAGGCTTTCTTACTTTCTTTTTATCGTCTGACATTTTGAATACCTTTTAGTTAATTTACGTTATAATAGCACATAGGAAATATAATGAATAAATATTGCAAAGATTGTTCAAGCTTCATCGACTCAAAACCACTCCCTACTTGTAATAGTAGTAAGAATGAAGAGCTGGTAAAGGGTGGTCCTAAACGTATCTGTATGATTGAAAGACTAGACGGTATAGGGCGTTGTGGGTCAATGGCTAATAACTTTAGTAAGCAGTCTAAACCTCAAATTAAGTTAAAAGTGGCTAAATGAATAAAGCTGACAAACTCATCCAGGAATGTATTGACCAGCTAGCTGACGATAGAGTTGATTCAGGCGTGGAAGCGCTTTATGAGTTAGCCTCTATGTGGAAGACAGCCGGTATTGGTAGAGATTCTTTTGTAGATATGTGTAGTTACATTGAACAATCCGCCGCTAAAAAGTCAGATTCCCACTTTGTCAGCATGAAAATCCACAACGCATTAGTGAAAGTAAGAGAACAAAAGAACGGTAGTGTGATAGCGAGGGTACATTAGAATGTACTTATTTATCAAAAACATGGAAATAAAAAACTATGGCTAGACCAACTGGCTCGATGAATAAGAATAAACAGTCTCTAATCAAGTTGTTAGAGGCTCGATACCCTGATTATCATCCTGTTACTGAATTAGTAGAAATTGCATTGGATATGACTAACGATGTCAATGTGAGACTTAATGCTAATGATAAAGTAGCTCAGTATATTATCCCTAAACTAAAAGCTATCGAGTTAAGCGGTGCTGATGGTAAAGACTTAATACCTGCCGCTATTCAAATCATACATGAGTAAAGTAGTAGTAAAGTTTCCAAAGATATTTAAACAGCTCGATACCCCTATGCGGTATAAGATTATGTATGGTGGGCGTGGTTCAGCTAAGTCCTGGACAGTGGCTAGAAAGCTCTTAGTGATGGGAGCAGAGAAAAAGACAAGAATACTTTGTACCCGTGAGTTACAGAAATCCATAAAACAATCCGTTCACAAGCTCTTATCTGACCAAATAGATGAAATGGGGCTAGGTGGCTTCTATGATATACAACAACAAGGAATATTCGGCAAGAACGGTACTGAGTTCATCTTTATGGGTGTTAAACACAATCCTTATGAGATTAAATCGACCGAGGGCATTGATATATGTTGGATCGAGGAAGCCGAAAGCCTTACAGAGATGAGTTGGGATATTATCGACCCCACAATAAGAAAGGAAAACTCAGAGATATGGGCTACCTATAACACAAGATTTAAGTTTGACTACCTCCACCAGAAGTTTGTAGTCAACACACCCCCTGAAAATTCAATGGTTATCAAGGTCAATCACCAAGATAATCAATTCTTTCCTGATGTACTTAAAAAGCAGATGGAACAGATGAAAGAAGCAGACTATGAAAAGTACCTGCATATCTGGGAAGGTCAGCTTAAGATGTTGGCCGAAGGTGCTATTTTTGGTAAGCAAGCCGTACAGACTAAGAAGGATGGCCGCTTATTGCCTATTCCTGTCAGTAAGTCATGCCTGGTAGATACTTTCTGGGATATAGGACGAAGTGACCACACCGCTATATGGTTCATGCAAAAGGTCGGCATGGAGTACAGATTCATAGATTTTTATATGGGTAGACTCGAAGAAGTAGAGCATTACGCTAAAGTCTTGAGTAAGTTTGATTACAATTATAGCCGACATTACTTTCCACATGATGCCGACCACGACCGATTAGGCATGAAATCCAATATTAAAGAGCAGTTCATTAAGCTAGGTGTTAAGCCTATCACTATTGTTCCTGTGGTTAAGGTCAAGCAAACAGCGATAGAATTAGCTAGAAACATATTTAACGAGTGTTATTTTCACATGGGAACGGATAAGCGCGGTATGAGAATGGAAAAAGGATGGGAAGCTCTTTGTAATTACCGATATAAGTACAATGATGATGATGATGTGTACCAAAAGAAACCGCATCATGATTGGGCTAGTAACCCTGCCGATGCGTTTATGCAGTTTGCACAAAGCCACATAGACCACTCTATGGACTCCAATAAACAGATTATAATGGACTCATCTTTTAGAATATTCTGATATAATCGGTACGCGGCTGCATTAACAGCCGCATCCCTTTCAAAACACATTAGAGGTGTGCCATGAATAAACAGATATTAACACAAGACAAGCTAAACGAGACTTTTCTTTATAATAAAGAAACAGGCTTACTATCGAATAAAACTAATCGAGGTAGGGCTAAAAAAGGACAAGAAGCAGGATATGACTCAAGCCATGGCTACAGGCAGGTAGAAGTTCAAGGAAAAGCATATATGTACCATCATGTCTGTTGGGCTATTCACCATGGAGAGTGGCCAAAAGCGCAATTAGACCACATCAACCATAATAGAGCTGATAATAGGGTTATTAAGCTAAGAGCTGTAACAAACCAAGAAAATAGCAAAAACCTAAGCAAGAAGAAAAATAACACAAGCGGTTATACAGGCATAAGTAATTTCTACGGCGATAAGTTTATAGTTAGAATTACAAGCATGGGTAAAACCTTTAATCTTGGCTCGTACATAGACATTAATGAAGCGATAGCCGTAAGAGATAGGGCGTATAAAGATATGGGATTCCATACCAATCATGGCAAGTAATGTACAAGCCACTTAGTTTATTGAAGTCTCAGCACTTAGTAGGTCTGTCAAAGAAGAGAGTTTACCTAATCTATGAGGACAGAGAGTCCCACTGGTGGTCTAAATTCTTTAAAAAAGGGTTCAAACACGTATATTGCATCACTTTTGATGGATTATTCTGGATTAAAATGGATTATCTATTAGGATATACTGATTTAGATGTATTGTGCTATGATTATCACGATACTATTAACGATGTACTTGAAGGCCAAAAGGTCACAATTCAGTATGTTGAAGTATGGCGTAAACCAAGATACCGCGTTCGTTCCCTGTTCGCGCCTGCGAGTTGCGTTGAAGCTATGAAAGCTATACTAGGCGTAAGAGCCAGTTTAGTGATTAGTCCTTATCAACTTTATAAGCATATAGGTAAATATCATGGGTAGTTTATTAGGTGGTGGTAACAAGAAAACACAAGCGCAAGTCGATGCTGAGAAACGTCAGTCAGAAGAAGCAGCTAAACTCAAGAACCAGGAAGAAAAAAGAATAGCAGCAGCAGGCCGTAAGCGACAAGGCAGAGCAAGTTTAATCTCTGGCGCTGAAACAGGCGTTAAATCGGATACATTAGGATAATGGAAGGCGCAGACTTACTTAAGCGCTTCAATGCCGCTAACGGGCGTAAGGCTTTGTGGTTGGATGTTCTACAACAAGCCTATCAATACGCACTCCCTCAACGTGAAGAGTTTTACGGAAACCAACGAGAAGGCCAGAAAAAGAACGAAGAAGTGTTCGATTCTACGGCTATCAACGGTTTACAGAAGTACGCCTCACGAATGCAAGCCACGCTTATGCCTCCTTGGCGGAAGTGGGCTAAGTTAACACCAGGCCAAGAAATACCAGAAGATGAAGCCGACGCGGTAAAAGCAGGACTGGAGAAGGCAACAGATGTTTTATTCACTGCTTTTAATCACTCACCCTTATCCACTCAGGCGCATGAGGCTATACTAGAATCTGGCGTATCTACTGGCGCGTTACTCTTTCAAGAAGGTGAGGCAGACCAACCTTTTGATATTGTGGCCGTACCTTTAGCTCAATTAGTACCAGAGGAAGGCCCTAACGGAACAATCGAAACGGTTTACCGTCAATGGGAAGTACCAGGACGATTAATTGAGAGACAATGGCCTGATGCTAAGCTAACCGCAACAACCGCCTCAGCTATTAAGTCAAAGCCCGATACTAAACACATGATTATCGAGGGCACTATTTTTAATCCTAAAACCAAAAAGTACGACTATAAGGTAATGATTAAGAAAGGCATGGAGATGATTGTAGAAAGAGAAGAGGACGTAAGCCCTTGGATTGTCTTTCGTGGTTCGGTTATGCCTGGCGAGATATTAGGACGCGGGCCAATTATGCAAGCTTTGCCCGATATTCTCACAGCTAATAAGGTGGTTGAGTTTACACTTCGTAGAGCCGCTATCGACATTGGAGGTATTTATACTCATGTAAACGATGGGTCTATCAATCCCTATACTATTCAATTAGTACCTAACTCAATTATCCCTGTTGGCAGTAATACGACTGAAAACCCAACATTGAGACGATTAGATACGGGTAATGGTATTGATGTTAGTCAAATCATCCTCGCTGACTTAAGAGAGAATATTAACGATGCCTTATTCAATAACCAATTAGGACCAGTAGAAGGGCCGACTAAATCAGCTACCGAGATAAGTATACGACAGCAAGAGCTTGTCCAGACTTCGGGTGCTACGTTTGGTCGTATGCAAACTGAGTTGTTAGAGAAACTGGTTAAGCGTGGTGTTTATATCCTTCAGAAACTAGGCAAGATACCTAAATTCAATGTAGACGGCAAAGAAGTCACATTAAGATATGAATCTCCACTTGCTCGCGCTCAAGATGCTGAGGAAATCCAAAACAT